GAAGGTCGGCAAGCTGCTGCTGGACAGCGGCGGTATTGCTGCCCGCCTTTTTCAGCGTCTCCAACTCGGCTTGCGCTGCGGACAGTTCGGTTCTCGCCGTGGACAGCGCCGTTTCCGCCGCATCTGTCTTTCGTTTTTCTTTCCCGATGTCCTGCATATTCTCATCCAGGATTTTGTCAATGCCGGCGTCCTCAATGCCCAATGTTTTCAAAAATTCCCGTGTCATACTTCTCCTTTGCAGCTTAGCTTTTTTCGCGTGGGTTGCCTCCACCGCTGCCCCGTAGTTTTGCGACTTCGGGCCGGTCAAAAATAAAGAGCCGTCAGCCCGCCGGAATATCCGACAGGTTAACGGCTCTTGGCTCACAGGCTCTTGGCTCTTAGGTTATTTATTTTTGTAGGGAATGTGTTCACTTCAATGTCATTCTTACACGCCTTGCATCGGAACGGCATATGCTCAATACGGGTGTCCTCTCGCAATGGGAAAAGGGCCTTTCCGCAGTGTTGGCAATGATACCAGTTTTCCGGATTTATGGTACTCTTATGCATCTTTCACGTCTCCAATGACTTCAATCCGTTCAATTTCGTCCTCTATAAAACTAATCAAAAAACCATCTTCCCGCATAACGTCAAAATCGAGGATTTCGTTATCATCATCGTCATAGTCATAACTAAACCCGAAAAAATCTCCAACTGTAACGTCTCCTTCAAGAGAATAAACTTTTATTCTTTTTCCAAAGTAAATATCAGGAGCAGGGATATTCAATTTTCCAACCTCCTTGAATTTGGGACAGCATGAACGCCGGTTTTGCTATAATGAATTTTAATACTGTATGCTTTGATATCACCATTTTGACAAGGCTGCTGTTGTCGGTGATTTTAATTCCCATCTCCGCGCTTTTCCTTTGGCGTGTAGCGATACCCCTCTCCGCATTCAATGGTTTGGTTTTCCATAACCGCATCAATTTGATCGGAGGGTATGCCATCTGGGTATACGTCACATTTCGCATACCCCTTATAATATCTGCACCTGTTACACGGTGGGCTAATCGGGAGGTGGGGATCAGATATCCGTGCCAAAAAAGCCTCATGCTCCGATAATTCTCCGTATCTTTTCATACGTTCCCCCGGCGGCAGCTGCCAAAACTCACGCGCGGTCAGATTTCTGTCAGCCATAATGTGTTTCCCACCTTTTTCTCCACAATAAACCTAGCCCCTCTTTGGAACAAAATTTCTTGTTCCAAAGGATTATAAGTCCTCATATCATGCCCGCCTATACTTTGAATGATCATCTGAATATCTGCGGTCTCATCATAAATTTCAGTACTGGTTGATGTATATGCGAATTCTTTAACAATTTCTCCTGGTGTATATCGTTGCCAAAATGCCTCTACGTCCACCATGTCTTGACTGTGCAAAGACCGGTAAACCGTTCCCTGATAGACCGGAAGCTTCAACAGCGCCTGGTCAATATCCTGAACCATCTGCCGCATGGCGTCTGTCATAGGCGCTTCGCCGCGAAGCATCGCATTCAGCGGAAACGCCACATTGGAACTCTTATACTGGTTCAGTGCATAGACATCCTTTTCATTCAGTATACCAGATCGAGCCTGTTTTTCAAGCAGTTTTTCCGCCATTTCTTTGGAAGCGTCATCTACATAGGAAACCTTCATCCGCTCTCTTTGCTTTGGCAGTCCGGCCGCTCTGCTGAACTGGCGGTATTTTCCATTCAGGCGACGCAGGCGAATGCCGGAGGACTGCGCTTCACCGGTTAGCCCGGCGTCTTCAAAGGCCATTTTGAGCCGTTTTTGCTTGCGGATGGCGCGCTCAATCTGCCGTTGTTTTTGCGTGGCCTGGTAATCGTCATATTCCCGGCCCTCAAACTGGATTTTCGGACGGTTCTCCGGCTTCATAGCTTCTAATTCCGAGTCGGTATAGGTGCGCTCGGAGACGCCCTCGATGAAAGGCCAATAGGAGTGGCGGCAGTTGGCCCCTCCGATTCCGGTAACGCTTCCCACACCACAGGCGTCCTCAAAACTTGGGTACTTCCCTTTGGATGCCCGTGGTTTTGCTTTCCAATGGTATACCTTCCCCTGCCATGCGGCATGGTTCTCCCAGCCCATGGGGCCGTCGATGTTCCGCGCTCCCAGGTGGGCCGTAACCTCCACCAAATCTGTACCAAGGTAGTCCATGGATTGTTCGCGGTATTTCTGGTTGATCTGATTCACACCCGTCATAACGGCCCTTCTGACGGCGACATCCAGGCTGTCCACGTGCCCGCTCTCATAGCGGACGGTTTTGAGCCCGCTTTCCGCCAGCTGCCGTACTGCGTCGGTAATGGATTGATTGTAACTGATCGCCCCAGACATAATCTGAAGCTCTGCGCTGTCCAAAGCCCACTGGTAGGCTTTTGCAGGCGGCAGCATCACCCTATGACGGCCCTGCGACACCAGAAAGCCCATAGAGCGCGTTAGATTTCGCAGCTCTCCACGGGTCTGTTCCTGGATTGCCCAAATATCCTCATGGCTTAGGAGTGTTTCCGGCTCTGTTACCTTTGCCAAGTCGATCATTTCCGTATAATATTGGTTGCGGGCTACAACGTTGTCCAGAAGATCGTTTAGCTGGGCCTCTCCAATTCCGGTGGCCTCGTCAATCGCCCGTTGTATGTCTTTCAGATCAATCCCATGGGCGCGGAGGGCGCGAATGTGTTGTACTGTTACTTCGTTGAGTTGTCCAGATGCTTTCAGTCTGGAACAGATTTCTTGCAGCAGCTTTCGTTCCAGGCCGCGAAAGAGTTCGGCCAGTTCCTCCGGAAGCGCGTCCAGGATTTCAGGTGTAAAGGGGTAGCGCGGCATTTACTCCACCTCGCCCACCAGGTCGTCCGTATCCGGCAGCATCCTGCGGGCGGTCTCCTCGTCTTCGCCAAAATAGCGCATTCGATACTCTACCGGCCCAATAATAGCCGCGTTCAGCAGTTGCAGCCCCATAGCCATATCCTGCCTCTTGGTTTCCGGGTCGTCCAGGACGCCGTCCCCCCAATTATAATCCGTTCGATATCCCCCAGGCGGGGCCAGGCCGCCTAAATCGCACCACGCGTTCATTGCGGAAATCAAGCCGTCCAGCGTTTTCTGGAACGCTTGCTGGATCGCACTTTCTGTTACAAACTGCCGCTGCTTTGCCGCCATGATTTCTGTTGCCGTCTTTTCCACGCTTTGCGGGTCAGAAAGCGTCCCAAAGGCGAGGCCGGTATCAAACTCAATGCGCTGAAGGATGTATTGGAACCCGCGGTAATAGGCGCTGTCTTTAACTTCTGGATCAAAAATCTGAAAAAGGTTTCCTGTGGAGGAAAAACGCCCGCCGATAAAAAGACGGCTGTCGAACTGTCCTGGGTCCAGAAGTCCGTCGGTAAGGATCTTTGGTTCCGCCGCATGATAAGCCCACCGTAGCTTTTCCCACTGCTCATCTGCCTGCCGCACCAAATCGACGACCGCGCCGGCATAGACCGACATCCCCAGCGGAGAGGACGGTTCAACTTGATTTACGCCCGGCGGTTTGAAATAGGCGAACAGCGGGCCTTCCAGGTTTTTAATCTCGCTGCGTTCTGCAAGGTCTGCCCACTCTGCCACAGAAGAAAGCGGAACCTGCGCCCCGATCCCTCCGCTCCTTCCGCTGCGAAACGCCCGGTTTTCCACAACATAGACCGGCTCTCCGTGTTTGTCCGGCTGGAAGCTGTGATATTCCAATTTGATAAACCACTGGTTCTTCTGCCGAAAGGGAACGCTTTGGAATACGCCGCCGGTGACCTGCCCGCTCCCATCAAAACGCGTAGGGGTAAAGCCTGTGGAAACGGCGTCCACCAAAATTTTCCCTCCTTCCGGGTATGGCTTTAGGGCAATACCACCCAGGCAAAGCCCCGCTTCCAGTTGACTACCAAAGTTTGCCGACGCACGCTGCATCTGCTGGTTGATGTATTCCGCCCGCGCGCTGCCGGATACGGATACGGAAAACTCCGAAAACGCGTGCTGCGCCAGTTCCCGCCCAATCGCCCCCGGAATTCCCAGAGGGCGAACCTCACAGGTTTCCCAAGGCGGATGGTTTGTGTACATCCGCCACCAAAGGTTAAGGTTGTCCTCCATATTTCTGGATATAGCGGACGGTACGCCGAACTCTTTTTCAATGATCCCGGAAGGGATCGTTTCTCTATCCCGTTTTTCATAGCCGAATTTATTCAAAAACTGGTCGATAAAACTCATAAATGCTACCCATCCCCCCGCAGCTCACGTCCTAGGATTGTTGCACAGAAATAACGCATATCATCCATTGCATGGTCGTTTTCTTTGATCACCGTGTCCTCCGGAGCTTCCGTATCCCAACGGTACGATTCCAACTCCCGGATACAGTCCCCGCAGTTCCGATGAATCAAGATTCGTCCAGTTTGCAGCAGCGTCCCTGTCAGGCGGATACCATCTAATACGTGATTGTTCGCGTCCCAAACAACAAATTCCCCGTGCCGCCGAATGGTTTCTTTGAAGCTGGCGGCAGAAGGATCAACGATCACACGCTGAATCCTCCGCCCGCCGGACAGCTTTTTCAGTTCCATATAGTGTTCTTCGTCTGTTCGCTGATGGTTTCCCGGTTTTCGGCTGTCATAGTAATATTCGTCCACCCTATACGCAGTTTCTTTCCACAGGCACCACAGACCCGCCGATGTTGGATTGACGGTACCATAATCCACAGAGATAAACCACTCCCCGCGCTGAAGTGCCTGCCAGGGGATTTCGTCCACGACCATATCGCCGCTGAACATAGGGTAAACCCGCCCCTCCGCCACACACCGCTCCCCCAGGATATCCCGGCGATACCACACACTGTTAGGGTCATACTGCGCCTTGATTTCCTCCCGGCGGTCATCTGAAATAGCCAGGTTATCGTCAATTGTGAAATGTTGGTAGAGATATCCGGGCAGGTTTGTTTTTGTGTAATGGTCTATGTACTCGCTGTAAATCTTATGATTTGGATTGCAGGGATTCAAGTCCCACAAAACCAGCGGGTCCAGAGCCGCAGCCTGACGGCCAAAGGCGACCTTGATGAAGCTCTCACGGCTGTTATCGCTGTCGTAGTGCTCGTTGATCTCCGTGGCAATCCACAACCCATAAGAGTTGCCTAAGATGCGCTTGTAGCTGTCGGCCTTACCGCCGCCGGCAAACACTACGATTTTTTCACCGGTCTGCGTGTAAAGGAAAAGCGCTTCATTGTCCCTGTATTTTCCCCACTTACAGCGGCCCCGGAACAGGGCTTCCAGACCAAAACCATTGCACACGCCGATATTCAGCTTGGCGTTTCCGATGGTAGAGCCGCTGGCAAGGTGGATTTTATCCCGGCAGAGTTCCAAGTGTGCTGCGGCAATAATGCAGTGGTCGATGGTCTTGCCGGAGCGGATGGCCCCCTCCGCCACGCAGATACGGCTGTCTATTGCGGTGTTTATGTACCGTTTGTGTTTGTCCGAAAAGTCGGACCAAGGGATGGTTTGAGTGAGGATCATGATTTCGGCGGCTCCGGGAGCGGCATCCAATAATCTATCTCGTCTGCAAATCCACCGATATCTTCAAAGACAGATTTTACAAACTTTTCCCCATCAAACATTGCTGTTGTGGAGGATTCCGCCCCTTTTACATGGACAATGTATTCTTCTGGTTCTGCAAGCCCTTCTTCAATAAAGACATACCCTGTTGGCATTTTATCTTTCACACTAATCCATTCCATCTTCTCACACCCTCAATTTCTCCGCCAGCGCGGTCAAGTCCTCCACGGCGGTCTGTTGTTTGTCGTCAGCATCGCTGATGTCGCACATATCTTTGTAGTTTTGCACCAAACGGCGAAACTCCTGCCCATCGTCATTGTCCACGGATTTCATGCGCTTTTCAATTTGTTGGTACATCTTGAGTTTCAAGCGGGATTTTATCGCCAGCACTTCCGATTCGCTGTCTGCAATTTTTTCAGCTGTTTTTTGTTGAATTTCTATAGAGAGTTTGTTCCTGTGCTGCTCACGCGCTGCAACCCACCCCTCGGCAGTTGCATGGTTGGATATTTGCCGAAGCGTAACGCCGTATTTTTCTGCAAGTGCCCGCTGAGTGATACCGCCGCTAATGTATTCTGCTTTGATTTTTAGCCAATCAACTGCCACTTCGTTTCCCTACTTTCGATAGGATCCACCTTTCAACTGGCTCGCCCTCTTCCGCGGCGGTGGCATTGAGGTCCACCAGATATTCTGCCACAAATTGCTTTTGCTTCGGTGTTAATGCCATATCCCCACCTCTCAAAGAAAATTTTGTGTAATATTGGGCCTGTACGGGGACGGCAATGCCGCCCCCGTCAACCCAGGCAAGGCGTAAAAGGAAGAATGCGGAGGCAGGAGGAACCTCCGTAGTCTTATCATAACACAGGTTTGAGGCAATTTTCCCCCTCCTGGTGGGCAGCTTAAAAAATTTTTTCACGCCCAAGGAGATAGTCTGTCGACACGTTAAAAAAATCCGCAAGACGAATAAGATTTTTAACAGAAGGCTCTCGTTCCCCACGTTCATATTTCCCAATCATATCCTTGCTCATACCACAACACTCTCCCAGTGTTTTGCGCTTCATCCGGTGCCGGTCACGCAAATAGCGTAATCTTTTCGGGAAACCGCTCTGTTTCATTAGAGTATAGTCCACACTCCTTACCCCCTCTTCGGGTCATACTTGTAAAAATCCGGCTCTGCCCGGAAAATCAGGCGGTTGTTGCACCATCTCTGGAGCAGGCGAATTTCCCTAGACGCGTTGGGTTTGTTGTAGACCATCACATATGGGTCAAAACCCATATCGCGCAGGGTGTAGATACGGTATAGGTTTTCCTCCATGCTGGTGTCGTAGTTAGTCAGGACATAGACCGACCCAAACTTCCCGTGCCGGTTTTTCTTCCCGTAGGTTGCATACCGCCGCAGGCCCCGCACCACCGTATTGCTCTCTGCCATGTAGTCCCAGGCGAAATGAATCTCTTTCAGCTTGATTTTGCCTATTGCTTTGATGTTCTCCTCCGTCAGCAGGCGGGCGTCCAGTCCTTGCGTAAAGTCTACCCACGCGCCGCTGTCCGCAAGCTGCCCCAGCAGGTCCATGTGTTCCGGGCAAGCCAGCAGGTTGGGGTCCAGTAATTTGATGTTCTTCTGCCCCCTCCACCACTCCGACAGGTCCGCGACCTTTACCGACGCCCGCCCCTCTTTGGAAGCGACAATGCAGAAGGAACATCCGCGCGGGCATCCCCGTGTCAGGAATCCGTAGGCGGTTTCTTTGGTAAGCTCCGGGTAAATAAAATAGTCCGGGCAAATATGCTCGACTTCATCCGGCAGTCGGTTGTCCAGACCGTACCCCGTCCCGCCCTTGATAATCTCGCGGGTGTTCAGCGGTTCCGGGATGTCCGGGGAATACGTCTCGTCAAATACCTTGCTCATATACACACGATCGTACTGCCCGAATCCCCACCACCATTCCACCGTGTCGCCCTGGGCCTTGTGCCAGGCCGACAGTTTCATAAGTGCCAAGTTTGGGAAGTTGTGGGAATCCTCGTCGATAAGTCCAATTCTCATAGGCCCTCACCCCAAAAGAAGCGGCTTCGCCACAATTCTCCATACGGCACTCCTGCGGCTCTCGCTGCTCCTGCCACACGCTCGGCTTGGTTCCGACTAATTCCCTTTGACATAAGCAGCTTAATAAAGCGTCTCCGGCTTTTACAGCGCCAGTGCTTCGGCACTTTGATGTACATGGTAAACTCCATTGGCCCTAACAATGGCACAACTTCCTGATTCAACGCATCCGCCGACAGCTCGATTTTATGGATTATCCCCGGTGCTATCGGCGTGTCACTCAACGGCACACCGTTCCAGTATACCGTGTATTTACCCTTATCTTCCGGTCCCATCGTCCCCCTCCGTTCTCTGCATCTTCGGACACCATGCGGGGATGTACGGAAATAGGTAGGTTCCATCAACTTACTCCCCACGCATTGTTTTCTTTTACGGATAATCTGTCCATTTACGCACAAATAAGCGCAGCTGTTCCTGTGTCCCTCCGCAAGGGCGCGTTTGATGTCGGTGGAGGTGACTTTATCCTTCATGGACGCTCCTCTTCAAAAATTTTAATATCTTCTTTATAGCCCTCATCTTCTGCATCATATTCCCGCATGTCTGAGGCAGAAGCAACCTCGTCCAGCACAAGCTGATCAATCCGGTCAAAGGCACAAGGTCTGGAATCAATCAGATAATCGGTGCCGCTGCAATAATCAAAAATGGAATACTGCCCGTTCCGCTTTGCCCGTTGAAGCTTTAGAATTTCGTCCGCAAGCCCCCGCCGCATAAAAACTTCCCAGGCTTTTGGGTGGGTATGGCGCAGCGATGCAAGATGATTATTAGGGAACAGGAGGTCTGTCCCGCAGGCCATGCAGCCGTTTCGCTTGATTTTATGATATTCCCCATCACAATAATCATCTTCCTGCCAACCCATGTCATACAAAGGGGAATAAGGAACCTCAAACCGGTGGATATAGTCCCAGATATCATCATCCGTCCAAATGGAGATCGGATTACAGTGCCAGAAGCTGTCGCCGTCCGGCAGATGCTTCCGGCAAGATTCAAATAAATACCCGCGTGTGCAGAAATTGGTTTTCCGCGTTCGGGATTCCGCCGCCATCAGGCCCTTGAAAATCACATCCACGCCTAATTCCGCTTGCATTGCCTCACTGGGTTCTTTTTTAAGGATGTCGCAGCACGCCTGGGAGATTTTCACTTGCTGCAAGATATCATAATAGTCCAACAAGTCCGATTTTTCGCTCTTGCTTTGAGAATAGCGCAGGAAGCAGTCGATGTTGATGCGGTGAGCTTTCAGCTTGGAAAAGGCTTTCCCCAGCAATGGCCAGCCGTATTGATCAACGCACCAGAAATAACTTTTCGGGGTTCCAGCTCTCCAAATCAGGTTCCGCCGCTTGAAGTTCTCCCACATCTCCGGCGGGCACAGATTATCCAGGATGGATGTGTACTTCAGTTTCCCGTCCGGTTTTAGAATTTCCGACAGGCGGCCATGCTCCGTCAGATATTGCAGAACTTCACACTGGGCCTCATACTTCAAGCCGTCCTTTTCCAGTTTGAGCGGCGTAACCTCATGGAACCGCCCTCCGCCCCACGCGACTCCTATCTCCCGAGCAAAGCGCAGGCTCTCTGGGTACTCGACGCCAGTATTTCCATAGATCACATGCAGCCGTTGTTCCAGATGCGGGAAATACCGGCGAATTAAATCCCAAAGCACCGTACTGTCTTTTCCGCCGGAGAACGCCAGGGCTGGAACGTGTCTGGAAAGGGAAAAGGCTTTTTCAATCGCCTCGCAGGCGCGATCAATTTTATACGCAAGCGGCTTTTGCTGCTCTGCTTCCAGCTCAGCAAACTTCATTCCAGCGTCCTCCCTTTTCGAAAAAATACATAAAGATGTCTCCTCCTTCATCACCCATGCGGGCAGTCAGTCCCACCGCCGCATAACCCTCCGAAGCTGTTCTTCTGTAAGCTCAGCCGGGTTACTCTCGCGCGGCGGGTCCGGTTCAAACAAGGGGCAGGCGGTTATATGCCAAGTTTTCAGGTATACTTTCCCGTTTCTGTTTGAATTCAAAATCACAGTTCGCACCGCAACCCACCCAGGGACCGGTTGAAAACGAATTCCTCCTGTTTTGGGGTCGTATGCGCTCCAAGAACATCCACCGCAGGCACGGCGGCAGTCGAAGCAGATGTTGGCCTTTTCTTCGTTTCCAAATTTGCTCACAGTATCTATCCCCCACCCCTTTTCTGGTTGATATTCCTCTCGCTGTAAGGAGCCAGCCGCAGAACCCTCCTCTTTGCCATTTTAAGTGCCCTTAGAGCCGCCCTGATG